CGCGCCGACGGTCACCGCCGCCGCGCAGGTCGCGGGCGCAGCTGCGAGCGTCACGCTCGCAGCGCACGCGCCGACCGTCACGGGCGGCGCCTCCGTCACGCTGCTCGGCGCCGCGACCGTCACGCTCGCCGCGCAGCCGCCGACGGTCACGGCGGCCGCGCAGGTCGCGCCGCCCGCCGCGACGATCAGCCTCGCCGCTGCGGCGCCGACCGTGACGGGTGGCGCGCAGGTCGACGCGGCGACGGGCGTCGTCTCGCTCGCCGCTCCCGCGCCGACCGTCACGGGCGCCGCGCTCGTCGCTGGCGAGACGGCGCCGATCACGCTCGCTGCGCTCGCGCCGAGCGTGTCGGGCGCGTCGAGCGGCGCCGCGCAGGTCGACCCGCCAGCCGCGACGATCAGCCTCGCAGCGCACGCGCCGACCGTCACCGCGACCGCGACCATCGCTCCGCCCGCAGCGACGATCACCCTCGCAGCGCACGCGCCGACCGTCACCGCGGGCGCGACGATCGCGGCGGAGCGCGGCACGATCAGCCTCGCCGCGCACGCACCCGTCGCGACCGGGTCGGACGGCTCCGCGACCGTCAACGCGGAGGTCGCGCTGTTCGTCATCGCGGCGATCGTCCCGACCGTGACCGGCACCGGGCTCGACACGGGCGGCGCCGACTCGTACCTCGTCCCGACGCCGTTCTACGCCCCGCCGACCGTGCTCGACGACGACGAGCTCGTCGCGCTCACCCTCCTCCTCGTCTAACCCTTCGGAGACTCGAACGATGCGCACCGACACGGCCGACACGGCCGCGCTCCGCCGCGTCCTCGTCGCCCCCATGCGGAGCGTCGAGGTTCGCGACACGACCGGCACCGGCGACGGGTCGTGGACGATCGGCGGGTACGCCGCCGTGTTCAACCAGGAGACGACGCTGTACGACGGCGCGTACTCGCGCGTCCGCGAGGTCGTCGCGCCCGGCGCGTTCTCGCGCGTCCTCACGACCGACCCGCTCGTCCACCTGAACTTCGGGCACGACATGCAGAGCGCGATCGCGTCCACGCACGTCCGCGCCGCGGGTGGCGCGCTCCCCGTCGGCGGGCTCGAGCTCGCGGAGGACGAGCACGGCCTCCGCTTCTTCGCGCGGGTCGACGCGACCGACCCGGACGCGATCCGCCTCGCCGCGAAGATGCGCGCCGGGGTCGTCGACCAGGCGTCGTTCGCGTTCACGATCCGCGCGGAGGACGAGTTCTACTCGCGCACCGACGACGGGCGCGACGACGCGCTCTACACGATCCGCGAAGTCGGCGACCTGTACGACGTGTGCGCGTGCGCGCAGGGCGCGTACCCGCAGACCACGAGCTTCATCCGTAGCGTCTACCGCGCCTCGTTCTCCGAGGCGTTCGACGAGGTCGCCGCGCACCCGCGCGGGGCCGCCAGCATCGCGCCCCTCGGGGCGGGTGCGAGTGACCACGTCGCCTCCGGGGGCGGGTCGGTGTCCACGACCTCGACGGCTGCGCAGCTCGCGAAGCTCCGCGCGCGCGCCCGCCGGTCGAGGCTCCTCATCGACACGCCAAAGGAGGCGTGAGTACCGATGGACGAGAAGTCCCTGCGCGCCCGCTACAACGCGGCCGTGCGCGCGCTCGAGGCGGCGGACGCCGCGATCGACGCGCTCCCCGACGACGCCGACGCGGACACGATCGCGCTGGCCGAGCAGAACCACAAGGACGCGGTCGGCGAGGCCGAGCGCGCCAAGAACAGCCTCGACGCGCACGAGGCTCGCGAGCGCGCCCGCGCCGCGTTCAAGCCGCTCGCCGAGGACGGCGAGGAGAACAAGCGGCACGCCGTCGCGAAGGGCGAGCTGCGCGACGAGCCGGTGTACCGGCCCGGCGTGCGCTCCTCGTTCTTCCAGGACGCGTTCCGCGCCACGTTCCAGGCCGACTCGGCCGCGGGCGAGCGCCTCGCGCGGAACCGCTCGCAGGTGCTCGAGGGCGCCGAGTACCGCGACGTCGACACGAGCGCGTACGGCGCCCTCGTCGCGCCGCAGTACCTCACCGACCTGTTCGCGCCGTACAACCACAAGGGTCGCCCGTTCGCGAACGCGGTCACCTCGGTGCCGCTGCCCGACAAGGGCATGACCCTGAACATCCCGCGCCTCACGACCGCGACCGCCACGGCGATCCAGGCGACGGAGAACGCGGGCGTCCAGGAGACGAACCTCGACGAGACGACGCTCGCCGTGAGCGTCCGCACGATCGCGGGTCAGCAGGACGTGTCGCGCCAGGCGATCGACCGCGGCGAGATGATCGACACGATCACGTTCGCCGACCTCGGCGGGCACTACGCGCAGACGCTCGACACGCAGATCATCACCGCGGACGGCACGAGCGGCACGATCCTCGGCGTCCTCAACACGTCGAGCATCAACGCGGTCACGTACACCGACGCGTCGCCGACCGTCGGCGAGCTCTACCCGAAGCTGCTCGACGGCATCCAGCAGGTCAACACCGCCGTCGGCGGCATCGGCATGTGGGCCGACCTGATCGTGATGCACCCGCGCCGCTGGGGCTGGCTCTGCGCCGCGGTCGACTCGCAGTCGCGCCCGCTCGTCGTCCCGAACGCGCAGGCCCCGATGAACGCGTCGGGCGTCGGCGCGACCGCCGGGTACGGCGAGGTCGGCACGCTCGCCGGCCTCCCGGTCGTCCTCGACGCGAACATCCCGACGAACCTCGGTGGTGGCACGAACGAGGATCGCATCATCATCACGTCGCGCCGCGCGAACCTGCTGTTCGAGCGGCCGGGCGACCCGTCGCAGCTCCGCTTCGAGCAGACGGGCGGCGGCAACCTCACCATCAAGCTCGTGCTCTTCGGGTACGCCGCGTTCACCGCGGGGCGCTACCCGACCGCGACGAGCGTCATCTCGGGAACCGGGCTGGCCACGCCCGCCTTCTGAGCAAACTGGAACTTCTGCAAATGCCTCTGGATACATGCAAGGTGTGCACTCGTTGCGGCGAGAGCGATCCTGCGGAGCACTACGCGTCGCGTTCGGCGCGGTGGTGCAAGGCGTGCTACCGCGCGTGGTACGTCGAGCGCGCCGGCGGCATGGTGCAGAAGTCGTGCGAGTGCTGCGGCGCCGCGTTCGAGTGCACTGCGCGCTCGGCGCGGCGCCGCGTCTACTGCTCGCGCCAGTGCAAGGAAGACGCGAAGAACGCGGCTACGAAGGCTGCGCTCGTCGCGTCGAAGCCGGCCCGGTCGTGCCTCCACTGCGGGGGCACGATCGGGCCGGAGCGCCGCGCCGATGCGGCGTACTGCTCCGAGCAGTGCAACAGCGCGGCGCACCACGCGACGCGCAAGGCGTCGTGGAAGGTCGGCGAGCGGCAGGAGCGCGTGTCGCGCGCGTACATCGTGGCGCGCGACAAGGGCACGTGCCACCTGTGCGGGAAACGGTGCCGGCCCGAGGAGATTCATCTTGACCATCTCGTCCCGCTGTCGCGGGGCGGTGACCACTCTGCTGCGAACCTCCGCGTCGCGTGCGCGGCGTGCAACCTCAGCAAGCGTGCTGAGGCTCGTGGTGAGCAGCTCCTCCTGATCGGATAGGCGGATGACGGACGAGCAGAAGAACGCCGAGATCGCCGCGCTGCGGCGCGAGCTCGCGGGGTACGAGGCGCGCGGCCTCGCCGACCGCGCAGCGCTCGTCCGCGCGCGCCTCGCCGCGCTGGCCGGCGAGCCCGCGCCGGCCGAGCCGAAGCGGGGACGCGTGACGTCGACGAGGCTGCGCCAGTCCGGCGCGGAGACGCGGTAGTGGCGTCGTACGACCTCTGCACCGTCGCGCAGGCGAAGACCGACCTCGAGCTCGCCGACACGCGGTACGACGCGCTGATCGGGAGCCTCGTGAGCACGGCGAGCCTCGCGATCAACCGGCGCTGCCAGCGCGAGTTCGCCGGGCAGACGAACAGCGTGGCGCGCGACGTGCGCGCGACCGGGCGGTGGGTCGACCTCGCGCCGTGGGACTTGCGCAGCGCGACGAGCATCGTGCTCGACCCGGCCGGCGACAACACCACCCTCACGACGAGCGACTACCAGCTCGTCGCCGCGCCGAACGCGGCAGGGACGAGCATCGCCGTCGAGTTGTCCCGCTACGTCGCGCTCCCCGACGCGCTCGACAAGTTCGGCGCGTACATCGTGCGCGTCACCGGGAACTGGGGCGCGTGGACGACCGCGACCGTCCCTGACGACGTGCGGCGCGCGTGCATCGTCACGGTCGGCGCGTGGATGGATCGCGCGGTCGCGGAGTACGGCGTCGACACGGGGGACGGGCGGAGCGTCGGCATCGCGAGTGCGGGGACGTGGGCGATCCCGGGCGCGGCGTGGACGCTCCTCCAGTCGCATACGAGGGCGACGGTCGCGTGAGCAGCAGTACCGCTCCGGCGGTGAAGGCGGCGCTCGTCGCGCTCCTCGCGGACGCGCTTGGCGGCGTCGCGGTCGCGTACGGCCCTCCGCCGCCGGGCGTCCTCGCCGGCAGGGAGTTCGTGTGGGTCGGCGCGATCACGCACACGCAGGCCGCGGCCGCGCTCGGCCGGCGGCGCCGGTCGGACGAGTACGAGATCGAGGTGGTGTGCGACGTGCGCGGCGCCGACCGCGCCGACCACCAGGAGTTGACGGAGCGCGCGTACGAGCTCGCTGCGGCGGTGGAGGACACGGTGCGCGATTGGGAGCCGCAGACCGCTGTGGCGGGCGCGATCCTCGTCGAGGTCGTCGGGATGGTGCTCGCCGAGGGGTTCGTCGGCGAGTCGGCGAACCGCGCGTCGCGCGTGACCGTGAGTCTTCGAACCACGACCCGAATCTAACACTCGACTAGAGGCTGAGACTGATGGCTGATGTGAGGTACGTCGGGCCGCACGACGGCGTCGAGGTTCCGCTCCCGAGCGGACTCGTCGCGCGGTGCGAGCGGGGCGGGACGATCGTCGTCTCGGACGACGTCGCGAAGGGGCTGCTCGAGCAGCCGACCAACTGGCAGCCTACCAAGGCTGCCGCGAAGAACGCCGAGAAGGCGTAGGAGGGCTGACGCATGGCGATCCGCTCCGGCCTTGACGGCCAGTTCGGGATGGTCGCGGAGTCGACGTACGGCACGTACGTCGCGCCGACCCGCTTCCTCGAGATCGTGGACGAGAGCCTCGACCTCGTGCAGGAGAACATCGAGAGCGCCGGCATCCGCGCGTCGACGCGCGTGCTGCGCAGCGACAGGTACGCGCGGAACGCGAAGGGCGCGACCGGGACGACGAGCTTCGAGGTGCAGTCGAAGGGGTTCGGACTCCTCCTGAAGCACGCGCTCGGGCAGAACACGATCACGACGCCGGGCGGTTCGACGCCGCGCGACCACACGTGCATCCTCGCCGACCCGCACGGCCTGATGTGCACCGTGCAGATCGGGCGGCCCGACGTGAGCGGCACCGTCCATCCGTTCTCGTACCTCGGCGGGAAGGTCACCGGGTTCGAGTTCTCGAACGACGTCGACGGCGCGCTGATGCTGTCGACCGACTGGGACTTCCAGAGCGTCACGACGGCGCAGAGCCTCGCGACCGCGTCGTTCGCGGCGAGCACCGAGCTCCTCTACTACTCGGGCGGGTCGGTCACGGTCGGCGGGTCGAGCGTGAACGTGAAGGACATCACGATCAAGGTGGACACCGGCCTCGACACCGAGCGGTACTTCATCCGCAACTCGACGAGCAAGCTCGAGCCGGAGATCGCGAAGCTCGCGGAGATCGAGGGCGAGATGACGGTCGAGTTCACCGACCTCACGCAGTACGCGCGCGTGACCGGGTCGACGGCGACGGTCGTCGCGCTGTGGGAGGGGTCGACGATCGAGACGACGTACAAGTACGGCGTCCAGATCACCCTTCAGGCGTGCCGGTTCGACGAGGGCACGGTGAACCTGAAGGGCGCGGAGATCCTCGAGCAGAAGCTGAAGTTCAAGGCGCTGTACGACGGCACGAACCCGCCGATCAGCGTGCGCTACCGCACGACTGACACGACCGCGTAGTGGCGGACGTTGTTCGGGTCGAGGGGCTGGACGCGCTCGTCCGGTCGTTCGGCAGGGTGAATCGGAAGGCTGCTGGGCAGGTGCGTAAGGAGATGCGCACGGGGATCGGTGGCGAGTTCGTGCGTGACGTGAAGTCGCGTATCGAGGGGCTCGGGCTCGTGCGGAGCGGGAAGCTCCGCGCGAGCATCCGCCCGGCGGTGAAGGGGTCGACGCTCGTCGTGCGCTCCTCCCCGCCGCTCCGCCCCGGCCGGCGTTCCGCGATGGGCTACGCCGCGATCTACGAGTACGCGAGCCCGCGCCCGTACCTCGGCCCGACGCTCGACGCGTGGCGCGACTCGGGGAAGGTCGAGACGGAGTTCAACGAGTTCCTCGACTGGGTGGAGAAGGAGTTCGCCGCATGAGCGGAACCCCCGTGATGACGCTGCGGTTCACGATCGACGAGCAGCCGTTCGCGCTCCCGATCTGCGACGACTCGACGCTCGGGTTGACTCCGCGCGAGCACATGCGGATCACGACGATCTGCGGTATCCGCGGGATCGTGAACCTGACGAGCGCGATCGAGGCGTTTGACGTTGCGGCGTTGACGGCGCTCGCGATCGTCGCGGCGGAGCGCGCGGGCGCGAGGCCGGACGTGGACGCGATCCTCGATGGGAAGTCGGCGTTGTCGTTCGACGCGGACGACGCTGGCCCTCCTCCCGTCGTCGAGGACGGTACAGGTCGGCGTCCTCGAGGCGCGCGTGTGGGAGCTCCGCGAGGAACTCGCCAGGCGGAGGCGAGCGACTCCGTTTCGACGAGCACCCTCGAGGCTATTGGGAGCCCGTCCTAGCGCGCGAGTACGGCATCGCTCCGTGGCGGATGGTTGACCTGTCCGCTGCGGAGTACGAGGCGATCGTGGACGACCTGAAACAGATGGCGAAAGCGCAGACCAGCAGTGGCTAGTCGTACCGTCGAAGTCAAGATCCTCGCCGACGCGTCGAAGCTCGAGAAGGGGTTCGCTCGCGCCGAGCAGCGCTCCTCGAAGTTCGGGCAGCGGATGGGGAAGAGCGGCGCGAACCTGAAGAAGTTCGGGATGGTCGCTGCGGGTGCCGGGGTCGCGGTCGGCGGCGCGCTCGTGCTCGGGTTGAAGTCGAGCGTCGAAGCGGCGATGGAGGCGGAGAAGTCGCAGGCGAATCTGCGCTCCGCGTTGAAGAACGTCGGGTCGGACACGCCGAAGGTCAGGGGTCAGATCGACACGATGGTGTCGAGCCTGACGAACCTCGGCGGGTGGGACGACGAGGACTTGCAGGACGCGTTCGCCGACCTTACCCGCACGACGGGCGACGCCGGCAAGGCGATGCAGAGCATGGGGCTCGTGAGCGACCTCGCGCGGGCGAAGAACATCTCGCTGTCGCAGGCCGCGAAGATCGTCGGCCGGGTGCAGAACGGCAACACGGGCATCTTGAAGCGGTACGGGATCGAGTTGCGGAAGGGCGCGACGGCGCACGACGCGCTCGCCGCGATGCAGAAGAAGTTCGGCGGCGCCGCGAAGGCGTATGGCGACACCACGGCCGGCCAGATCGACAAGGCGAAGGTCGCGTTCGGCAACTTGAAAGAGTCGATCGGCGCGCAGCTCCTCCCCGCGATCGGCGCGGGCGCGCAGAAGATGGCGGAGCTGTTGAACAAGTACGGCCCGATCGTCGCGGAGAAGCTCGGCGCTGCGATCAAGTGGGTGAAGGCGCACTGGCCGGAGATCAAGCAGAAGATCAGCGAGGTGATGGAGGCGCTCGAACCGATCATCCGCCCGGTGCTCGACAACATCAAGCAGGTCTTCGGGTTGTTCCAGGCCGTGCTGAACGGTGACTGGTCGAAGGCGTGGCAGCGCGTGAAGAACATCTTGAAGAACAGCCTGACCGCGCTGTGGAACTACATGAAGTTGATCTACCCGAAGATGGGCGCGGCGGCGCTCGCGATCGGTCGCGCGATCCACGAGAAGTTCAAGGAGCTCCTGCCGAAGCTTCTTCCGGCGCTCCGGTCGGCGCTGGAGGCGGTGTGGAACAAGGTGAAGGAGTACGCGCCGAAGGTGGGGGCGGCCGCGCTCGAGATCGGTAAGCAGCTGTTCAACAAGATCCGGGAGAAGGCGGCGGAGGTGCCGGGGAAGGTCGGCGCGCTGCTCGACCAGGTGCCCGGCGTGATCCGCGGCGCGGCCGGCGCGATCGGGAGCGCCGCGCTGAGTATCGGGTCGACCGTCGCGAGTCACATCCTGAGCGGGATCGGCGACATCGGCGGGCGGATCGCGTCGAAGATCCGCGACGGGGTGAACTCGATCCTCGGGCGGGTGAACAGTCTGAGCATCCCCGGGCTCGATCTGCGGACGCCGTCGTTCACGATCCCGACGCCCGGCCCGATCCCGGATATCAGCGTGCCGAGCGTCGGTGTGCGCGCCGGGCCGTGGGATCTCCCGAACCTGCCGTACCTCGCGCAGGGCGGTATCGTGCGGCGTCCGACGCTCGCGATGATCGGCGAGGCCGGCCCCGAGGCCGTCGTGCCGCTGTCGCGCGGCCGCGGCGGCGTCGGCGGGGTGACGGTGATCGTGAACGTGCAGGGCTCGGTGACGAGCGAGCGCGACCTCGCCGAGAGCATCCGCCGCCAGCTCGTCCGGTACGGGCAGCGGAACCTCACCACGGGGATCGTGTAGCGTGGCCGCACCGGCGTGGTGGCCGACCCTCACCGTCGAGTTCCAGTGGGGGTACGGCGTCAGCGACACGTGGAGCGACACGTTCACCGACGAATCCGATCGGGTGCGTAGCGTCAGCGTCCGTATCGGGCGCGACGACGAGCTCCAACAGGTGCAGACGTCGACCGCGACGATCGTGCTCGACAACCGGGACGGCGCGCTCGACCCGAGCGCGAACCCGGACGTTCGCCCGAACGTTCGCGTCCTCGTCTACGCAAACGTCGCCGCGGTCGGGCCGTACGCCAGCACCGACTACGGCGTGTTCGCCGGGTTCATCGACTCGATCGTCCCGACGTGGGAATCGGCGTGGGGCGAGACCGTCACGATCGAGTGCGTCGACCCGCTCGCGCTCCTCGCGCTCCGCCCGCTCACCACGACGCGCAGCTCCGAAGACACGGACGCGCGCTACCAGTGGCTCGCGAACGTGATCCAGTCCGACGGGTACATCAACCAGTGGGATTACGACAACTACATCGTCGCGGCGCAGGTTCACCCGGCGAGGACGTACGACCGCACGTCAACGCTGGACGCGCTCCTCGAGATCGTCGACGGTGAAGACGCGGTGATGTTCGTCTCGCCGACAGCGAGCGGCCCGTTCATGTACCTGTACCCGCGCTACTCGCGCACCGGGGTCGACTCGTTCGTGTTCACCGACGCGCCGAGCGGCGACTACGAGATCGAGTACGAGAGCGTCGAGGTGGACTACTCGACGACGTACCTGTACAACGACGTGACCGTCACGGACGATAACTCGCACGTCTGGACGGCGACGAGCGGGACGAGCATCGCGGCGTACGGCGATCGGAAGCTCGACAAGCAGATCCCGGTCGACGACACGGTTGAGGTGGTGCGCCGCGCGGAGTGGTTGGCGAACAGGTACGGCGAGCCGATGCTGCGGGTGCGGAGCGTGACGTTGCGCCCGGCGCCGCTCGCCGCGTCGACGCGTGTCCCGTGGCACGTCGCGCTGAGTTCCATCTTCGCGACGGTTACGGTGGAGGGTACGCGCCCGTCCGGCGCGTTCTCCCAGTTCTGCATGGTCGAAGGGGCGCAGCACGACATCGACGCGAACGGTGACTGGACGATCACGTACTTGACGAGCCCGCTCTCGAAGTCCCCCGCGATCTACGACGTGTCGTACTGGGTTTACGACGCCGACCACTACGCCTAGGAGTCGTTGACCGATGGCATGGACTACGCCCGCAGCGGGCGCCATCATCACGAGCGCGAACTCGAAGATCCTCTACGACCTGAACAGCGCGGTCGCGGCGGGGTGCGGGTACTCGACAGGTTCCGGGTTCACGTACAACACGACGGCGCAGGAGTTCACGAACGCTGGCCGCGTCGCGATGGACGTGTCGCAGCTCGACGACAACGGGACGCCGCAGATGCGGATCGTCATCACGTGCCAGATCAGCGCCGTCGGCGGCTGCACGTCGTTCACCCCGAAGGCGCAGGTGTACGTCGAGGCGGCGACCGGGTCGACGGGCAGCGTGAACACGACGGTCACGCTGTTCACGGGGACGGCGTTGACGGGCGGGTCGCTCACGACGGGGTTCAAGTCGTTCGACTCGGGGTGGGTCGCGTTCTCGAGCCTCGGGACGAACATCAGCACGTACGGCGTCGCGATCCTGCGGCCGCGCTACCAGCTCGACCGTCTGACGGCCGACCCGACCGTGTTCCACCTGTCCGCGTCGTACTTCGTGCGGGTCGCGTAGCCCGATGAACCCTCCGGGGAACGGCGCGTCGTTCGTGCCTGATGATCCGCTCGTCCAGCTCCTCCAGGCCGTTGCGCGGCTCGACGCGCGGATGGAGGACATGTTGCGCCGCCAGGAGAAGATCGAGGCGCAGCTCGGCGCGGGCGACCAGGACGTGCTGCGCCGCCTCACCGCGATCGAGGCTGCGCAGATCGAAGCGGAGCGGAAGCGTGACGAGGCGCGCGCCACGGCGGCGCGCGCACACGCGGACGTGATCGCGCGAATCGAGCAGGTCGAAGCCAGGCAGGAAGCGGCGGCGGCGCTCGGCCGGTGGCGCTGGTCGGCGTGGCAGGTACTCGTCGGGCTCGTCGCGATCGCGGGCGGCCTCGTCGCGATGGCGTTCGCGATCGCAGACCACACGTAGAAGGGACGGATTCAGGATGCCCGTTACTCGCCGCGTTGTGCGGCCGACAGCCCCTGCGATCAAGCGGCGGATGCGCGCCGCCGCGGAGAAGCTCGGCGTCCCGATCCCCGCCGGGTACGCCGACAAGCGGCCGTGGTACGGCAAGCCGGCGCGCGACCTCGCCGCGCTCCTCGCGAAGCAGTACGGGCTGAAGAGCGGCAAGCTCATCACCGTCGAGCTGCTGCGCCGCATCTCGGTGACGCTCGGCGACGCGGCGACGCCGGGCGCGGCCGCGTACCGCTGGCTCGACGAGAACCGCGCGTACGAGGACTGGCGGAACAACCGCAGCGCGCTCATCGACGCGTGGTGGAAGGAGTACGACGCGGACTTCGTCGGGCAGCCGTGGTGCGGCCTCGCCGTCTGGAAGGCGTACAAGGACGGCGCCGGCGTCGATCTGCGCGACGCGGGCGTCGTGTACACGCCCGGGCTGACCGCGAGCATCTACGCGAAGCACGTCGTGACCGACAAGAGCGGGAAGCGGTTCGCGCTCGGTGTGGTGTCGCCGTTCGCGGCGCGGCCAGGCGACATCGTGCTGTTCGACTGGTCGAGCGCCGGGTTCGGCGCGTCGAGCACGTTCGCCGACCACGTCGGGCTCGTCCGCGCCGCCGCGAAGAACGGCGTGCTGCCGACGCTCGAGGGGAACACGCAGCCCGGCTCGTCGGGCGACCAGTCGGGGCACGGCGGCGGCGACGGCGTGTACGAGCGCGAGCGCGACCTGCGGTACGTCCTGACGGTCGCGACGCTGATCCCCCTCAACTAGGAGCCCCCGATGAACCTGAACCCGAAGATCGCGGCCGCGCTGCTCGTCTCCGTGCTGACCGCCGCCGCGAACATCGTCGCGATCCTCGCGGACGCGTACCCGGACAACGAGACGGTGAAGCTCGTCGCGGTCGTCGTGTCGTCGCTCCTTCCCGTTATCGCGGGGTACGCGAAGTCGCAGGGCGACTGGCAGCCGAAGGGCGAGTCGTGAGCGGCCCGTTCGGCGGCGCGCGCCTCGACCTCGAACTGCGCCGCGGCGCGCGGTTCTACCAGCGCCTCGACTACACCGACAGCGACGGCACCGCCCCGGACTTGACCGGGTACACGGCGCGGCTCGACATCCGCGCGAACACCGACACCGCGCCGGCCGCGGCGGGCACGTCGATCCTCGAGTTCCGCACCTCGCCTTCCGGGTCGCAGGGCACGATCACGCTCGGCTCGACGGAGACCGTCACCCTCACCGACGGCAGCACCGCGACGGCGCGGATCGTCGACCTCGACGCGAGCGCGTCGCTCACCGCCGCGCTCGCCCCGACCACCGGCGGAGCCGAGCACGTGTACGACCTCGAACTCGTCAGCCCGGGCGGCACCGTCGACGTCCTCGTGTCCGGCCTCGTCACGATCCTCGCGGAGGTGACCCGATGACTGATCGCGTCATCGTCCGGAACGACGGGTCGCGCGTCGTCGTCCGCACAACCGGGCCGACCGGAGACTCCGCCGCGTTCATCACGCACGCGTCGCGGCACGCCTACACGGGCGCAGACCCGATCACCGTCTACCCGCCCGCGACCTCGTTCCCCCGCATCACCGAGCTCGACAAGACCGTCCTCACGACGTTCCAGAGCGGACACGGCTACACGACGAGCGGCACCGGCACGAGCGACCTCAACTACACGTCGGACTACGCGCTCGGCACCCAGTGCGTGAAGGCGACCACGAACGGCGCCGGGAACGTCTACCTCGTCCGCAAGCTCGCGTTCACCGCCGTCGACTGCACCGGCAAGATGCCGCTCTGCACCTTCAAGATCGAGAACCCGAACGAGCTCACCAACTTCCAGCTCTACCTCGGCGACGCGACGCTCACCAACTACTACAGGTGGGAGATGCGGAACTCGCAGGGGCAGAAGTGGGCGGCGGACGGCGAGTGGGTGACGATCAGCCTGTCGTGGGGCGACGCGACGATCACCGGGTCGCCGACCCGGTCGAGCATCACGAGCGCGCAGTACCGCGTCGTCGACACGAGCAGCGGCACCGGCGTCACCTACTACCTCAACGAGATCAGCCTCGTCCCCGAACCCACCGCGTTCACGAGCGGCGTCATCACGTTCACCTGTGACGACGGCGGCCTCACGCAGTACACGACGATGCGCCCCGCGCTCGACAAGTACCGCTACGCCGCGTGCGCGTACCTGATCGAGGAAGACATCGACGTCGCCGGGACGAAGATGACGACCACCCAGCTGAAGCGGCTGCGCGACTCCGGGTGGGATCTCGGGCTGCACGCGTCGGACGCGTGGACGACGATGACCCCAGCCGCGGTCACGAGCGAGGCGTACCTCGAGCGCGAGTGGCTCGTCGACACGTTCGGCCCGTACGGCGTCACGCACGCCGCGCTCCCGCTCGGCGAGTTCCAACCGCGCACCACCCTCACCGGCGCGCACACCCTCCCGAGCGCGACGATCACCGTCGCGAGCACCGACGGGTTCCCCGACACGGGCACGATCATCCTGCCGAACAACCAGAAGGTCGCGTACACCGGGAAGACGGCGACGACGTTCACCGGGTGCACGGGCGGCACGGGGTCGCAGGTCGACGCGGCGCGCGTCGCGCTGTACGGCGGGAACTGGCCCGCCCTCAACGCGCTCCGCAGCGTCGCGACGACGGTACGCAGCATCAACACGAACAAGATCGAGACGTGGCCGCCCGCCGACCCGTACAAGCTCCGTGTCTCGTACGTCACCGGGACGAGCAGCGGCGAGACGCTGACCACCACGAAAGCAATGGTCGACAAGGCGAAGACGAACAAGGAATGGCTGATCTTCGTCTTCCACAACTTCATCGAAGGGACGACGACGACGAGCGGGTCGCACACCCTCCCCGTCGGCACGATCAACGTGGCGAGCACGAGCACGTTCCCGTCGAGCGGCGCGCTCTGGGTGAACCTCACGCAGTACGTCACGTACTCGGGGAAGACGAGCACGACGTTCACCGGGTGCTCCGGCGGGACGGGCGTGATCGGCTCCGGGTCGGACGTCCGCGCGGCCGGTACGCAGAGCACCGACTGGGGCGCGCAGGACTTCCGCGAGCTCGTCGACTACATCAACACGCAGGCCGTGCCCGTCCGCACGTTCTCGAACCTCGCGAGGTCGTGAAGCCATGACGCTTCTCGTCGCCGCGCCCGACAGCACCGCGAAGGCGCGCGCAGCCGCCGACGTCGTCCTCGGCTCTGCGCCGGCCGACGCGCTCATCAACACCGCGACCACGACAGCGCAGGGGCGTGTCGAGCTCGCGGCCGGGACGTACAAGCTCGCCGCGCCGCTCGTGCGCAGGACGGGCGTCGAGTTCGTCGGGGAGGGTGAGGATACGTGCGTCGCCGCCGGGTCGTCGTGGAACGGGGCTCCTGGGCTCTTCTCGACGGCGCCGGGGGCGCACTACACGCGCGTCGCGCATATGCGTATCGACGGGGCCGGTCGCGCCACGTCCGCGGCGTACGCCGACAGCGGCAAGCCCGACGGCGCCGCTCCGCCGACGAGCCCTGACTCGTGGCACCGCCACGACCACCTCATCGTTCACGGCTGCACCGGCTCCGCGTTCGCGAGCTTGTCGGGGCAGGACGGCATCCGCGAGGGGTGGATCGTCAACGTGCTCGTCCTCGGCGACTTCGCGTGGAACGGTTCCGACCTGTACGTCGACGGGTTCGAGGTGAGGAATAACCGCAGCCCGGTCGTCCTCGGCGGCGGCAACACTCGCGCGGGCGTCGTGAAGGTGTTCTACAGCGAGTCGAGCGTCGCGGTGCGCGTCTCGTCGAGTCGCCTCATCGCGAGCCTCATCGAAGTGCAGGACGCCGCGAACCACGGCCTCGACATCGCGAGCGCCGACTGCCTGATCGGCACGCTCCGCATCGACAGCGCCGGCCGCTCCACGCCGAACGGGGACGCGCTCCTCATCAACGCGGGCGGCGCGATGCTCCCCGCCGTGCAGATCATCGACCGCGGCGCCAACACGTACCGCACCCGGAACGGGATCGTCGCGAACGCCGCAGGCGGCGCCATCATCGACGCGCAAGTCGGGAACGGCCTCACCGGCGCCTCGTACACCGGCCCCGCCATCAACGCGATGGCGGGCCTCCGCGTCAACGGGCGGCAGATCGTCCCCGCGACGACCGGCGTGAGCGCCGACCTCACCGCGCTCGTCGCGCGCATCGCCGCGCTCGAAGCGGCAGGCGCCAACACCGACACGTCGCTCCGCGCCGTCGACGCGGCAATCGCCGACCTCGACAACCGGGTGGACGCGCTCGACGCGCTCATCGCGGCGCGCGCCACCGCTGCGGCGAACACGCTCCCCGCGCTCGACGCCGCCATCGCGCAGATCGCGAGCACCGCGCCGAAGTCGCGGATCGCGCTCGGCTACGCGCGCGACGCCATCGCGAAGAGCGCCGGCGCATGACGCCCGACGACGCGCGCGACATCGAGATCGCGCGGAAGACGGTACAGGTCGGCGTCCTCGAGGCGCGCGTGTGGGAGCTCCGCGAGGAGCTCGCCCGCGCCAAGCGCCACCGCGGCGCCGCCGTCGGCCTCCTCCGCGGCGCCGTGAAGGACGGCGCCCTCACCGGCGACTACGCCGACCTCGCCACCCGCGTCCTCGAGCAGGCCGAGGGCCGACCCTAGCCCTTCCATACACCGATCGTAGCGCTTTAGCGCAGTCATGTCCCCTCCGTATGTATGGACCGGCCATATTGGGGGCTGCCCTATTGACTCCCCAGATTCGGGTTCCTTACTCTGGGTGCATGACGGTCGTGACTGGAGTCACTGGGGTGGGGCATCGCGCCACCTCCAGCTCGACCGTCAACCACCTCGAGCCCGCGCCGCGCGCACTCCGTCAACCTTCCCCGCTTCCTGCCGAAGCGTGCTCGGTTGCGGGCTCGACAAGCGTCGCCGCTGACCCCGGCGACACGCCTCGCAGCGACCTCCGTCGCACCCGCTGCGAGGCACGCGTGCCGCTCGCCTCCCACGCCTGCTCCTCCTCCGCCGAGGACGTGGTCGAGGCGAGCGGCACGCACACCCCCAACTAGGCACCACGCACCGGCCACCACCCAACCGAAGGGACTCAGGCATGGCGATCGATCTCGAGAAGCTCCTCCAGAGCGGAGGCGGCGGGTCGTACCTCACCGGCGACGAGAAGAACGCGCTCTACGAGTCGCGCGTCCCGTTCGTCGTCGTCGACGCGCAGCCGCGCGTCGAGTCGGCGTACGGCGAGCAGACCGTCTTCACCATCAAGATCAAGGGCGAGGAGGAGCAGCGCCGCCTCGCGTTCACGCACAACGACGGGCGCGAGCGCATCGCGACCGCGATGCGCACCCTGCTCGACCAGGGCGAGCAGTACGTCGGCCCGATCTACCTCGGGAAGTGGACGAACGGCGGGCGCTCCGGGTGGGAGCTCGTGTCGACCCCGCCGAGCGACGACGACGCGCCGATCGACCTCCCGAAGGCGAGCGACACGAAGAGCGCCGAGGGAAAGGCGCGCACCCCGGCGGGGCGCGTCGACCCGGACGACGGCTCGATTCCATGGTGACGAGGGGCGAGTGCGCGATCTGCGGAAGCGTGGATCGCGCACTCGCCCCGCACGAGGACGACGCCGCGCTGCTCTGCGACGACTGCACCGAGTGGCGCGCGAACGACTACGAACTTCGACGACGGAGACCGAAGAAGTGACCCACCTCGATCACGCGATCCCGACGATCACGACGAACCTCGTCGCCGACCTGTCGCGCGACCGGCAGGTCGTCGACCCGACCACCGGCGAGATCGTCGACCTCGCGAGCGCGACGGACGACGCGGTCGTCGCGTGGCGCGTCGCGCTCGACCGCCTCGCCACCCTCTGCCGGAGCTACCGCGACGCGATCGACACCGAGCTCGTCGCGCGCACCTCCGCGGCGGGCGGGCCGCTCCGAACCGAGTACGGCACCGCCACGCAGAGCGTCAGCCGCGCCGCGGTGAGCGGCACCGGCGCCGAGACGATCCGCACCATCCTCGAGAACGCCGCGCGCATCGGCGACATCCCCGCGGACGCCGTCGACAACGTCGCGCCGCTCCGCGCGCACGTCACGCCGATGCGGCTCGTCCGGTGGGTCGCCGACAACCGGCACCGCCTCGCCGAGCACGACTACCACGACCTCCTCAACGCGCTCCCGCAGGAGCGCCGCACCGTGAAGGTCGAACCGTGACCGCGTACACCGTGCTCCCCGGCCGCGTCGTCGGGAACCACGTCGTCACGACGGGGGACGCCGAGCCGCCCGCGAGTCTGCATACGACGGTCGTGAGCGGCGTGCCGCGTCGGACGGTCGAGGCGGCGCTCGCGCTCTACTTGCGCGCGCACGGCCACCTCGCCGAGGTCGCGTCGTGACCGCGTGGCAGGCGCTCCGCAAGGTCGCGGAGTACGCGCGCTACCAGGAGCGGTGCGCTGAGTACTACTACCAGGTCGCGAGCGCCGCACGGAAGCAGGGCGACGCGCAGCGCGCCGCCGCGTTCCGCGCGTTCGGCGTCTCGAGCGACGGCGCGGCGGCCGGGGCTCGTCACGCGGCGCGGGCCGTCCTCCAAGAGCTCCGCAGGGCCGGACTGTGACGGCCGCGATGCTCATCCTCGTCGGCGCGCTCCTCGCGCTCGCCGGGTACGGGTGCGGGTACGCGCACGGCATCGCCGACCTCGCCGCGACCCTCACCACCCAGGACGACGACGATCCCGACGAGTTCGTCCGCACCGCGCGCGATCCGCAACCTCCCCGAGGTGCGGTCGTGACACCGCCCCTCTACAAGATCGACGACGGCCCCTCCACCACCACGCATCCGAATTGGGAAAGGATGGACTCCTGCGGCCTCGTGACTGAGCCGGTGGAGGGGCCGCTCGTCGTCACCCGCCCCGACGGCGTCGAGTGCTACCGCATCGACGAGTGGCACCGCCGCTTCGGCCGCCCGCCCGTCTTCCACACGATCCTCGAGAACGACCAGTGACCCCGCTCCGCGACAACTACGTACGCGATCTGATCCACGATGCGATCGTCGATGGCGGACGCTACCGCCCGACGTCTGACAGTCGGAAGGCTGCGCGCACGGTATTCGACCGGCTCCTCGCCGCCGGGATGCTCACCGACCCGGAGGAGTGCGCGCGCACCTACAGCCTGATCTCCGAGCTGATCGCGACCGGCAAGGACGACGACGCGGAGCGCGCGTACCGGCTCGCCGTGAAGGCGTGGCGGCGGGCACGCGACGTAGCGGACGGGAAGCCGCTTCCGCCGCGTGACGACGAGGCGCGCTGGTACGCCGCCTCGTGGGGCAGGGCCGCCCACCCGCCGCGTGACGACGAGGCGCGCTGGTACGCCGCCTCGTGGGGCAGGGCCGCCCACCCGCCGCGTGACGACGAGGCGCGCATCGAACGCGCCGCACGCGACGACGAGGCGGTAGACGTGGTGACGCGCGTCTGCCGCGAAGCCGATTCGTGGTTCGTGGCCGATGGCGGATCTACGCGCCACTGGGCGCGCGATCACTTCCTGCCTGCGCTCCGTGCCGAGGGATACGTGATCGCGCTCGCCGCCGCCGACAAGGAGGACACCGATGGATGACCGCGCGGGCGGGTACTGCATCGAGGGCGACCGCTGCACGTGCAACGCGCCGCCGCGTGACGACGAGGCGCGCATCGAACGCGCCGCACTCGCCGCGCTCGACGGCATCCTGATCGCGCTCGGGTGGGCGCTGGACGACGTGGAGTACCCGAAGGCGTTGAACGCAGCCCGTGCCGCGCTCGCCGCCGCCGACCAGGAGGACACCGATGGTTAGGGTCGGGACGTGCCCGCGCTGCGGCGCACCGATCT